CAACAATGATTTTGGGGGATTGTCGCCACATGACTGGGGTACAAGTTATATTGAGCCATATGACCCTGCCCAGACTTACAATTCTGTATTGAGAAACAACGGATTCAAAACGGTTAGTCCAGAATCATGGCATTTTGGTGCGGATGCCCATTGCTTTTGGGGCAATTATCTGTTACAATACATGAACAAACACAACTTATTGCACAAATGAAATACGTACTAATTGACACTTCCAACATGTTTTTCCGTGCACGGCATGTGGCCTTTCGTGCCAGCGACCCTTGGGAAAAAGTAGGATATGCCCTGCACATTACCTTGAGTTCAATTAACAAAGTTGTACGACAGTTTGAAGCTGATCACGTGATCTTCGCACTAGAAGGTCGTAGCTGGCGCAAGGATCACTACAAGCCCTACAAGGCAAATCGTGCAGTGGCTAGACAAGCAATGTCTGCTCAAGAGCAAGAAGAGGACAAATTGTTCTGGGAGACGTATGATAGCTTCACTAAATATTTGAGCGAACAAACAAACTGTAGCGTAATCCGACATGAGCGTGCCGAGGCAGATGATGTCATTGCCCGCTGGATTGCATTACACCCCCAAGATCACCATACAATAATTTCAAGCGACACAGATTTTGTGCAGTTGCTGGCTGAGAACGTGGACCAATACAATGGCATTACAGATGAACACCATACGCTACAAGGCATCTTTGACGCCAAGGGCAAACATGTTGTTGATAAAAAAACTAAACAACCAAAAGTCACACCGGACCCCGAATGGTTACTCTTTGAGAAGTGTATGCGTGGTGACACCTCTGACAACATCTTCTCTGCATATCCGGGAGTACGTACAAAAGGCACAAAGAATAAAGTTGGTCTCCAGGAGGCCTATGCCGACAGACACAACAGGGGGTTCAATTGGAACAACATGATGCTTCAGCGTTGGACCGACCACAATGGCGAAGAGCATCGTGTGCTAGATGACTATGAGAGAAATCGTGCACTAGTTGACCTCACTGCACAACCGCAAGACATCAAGGATCTAGTTGATGATGCAGTACGCACACAAATTTCGCACAAGGACATTGGACAAGTTGGCATGAGATTTATGAAATTTTGTGGTCGGTTTGAACTTACTCGTGCCAGTGACCAAGCAGAACAATACAGCCGTTGGCTGAACCAAACATATCAAGGAGTGTTAGATGATCAAAGCAAAACCAGTAGTACCTGACCAATATTGGATCTTGCAAGAGCATGACCATAAGGTAGGAAATATCCAAGCCGAGTTTGGCGGATATACCATGAGCTTGCACGGTGAAAGATCAAGATTTGATGATTTGAATATTTTGCTCAAACGTGTGCCAGTAACGTTTGAAACATTTGCACGTAGTTCAAACAATCAAGAAATCAACCAAGTGCATGGCTACCCCACAAATGAGTTTCCACACAATGCCATGTTTGATGTGCGATATCAATTGCCTTTATGGACACAGACTGAACACAGCAAATCGTGGTTTGCCGCAGGATGGTATCGTGTGCAACAACATCGTGACTGGACTGTGGTGCAGTGTCCCAAACTAATTGTATTGCAACGCTACAAATACAAAGGACCTTTCCGTAGTGCCGAGGAAGCTAGGCTTGCATGAGCATTCATATTGCTAAATTTCTAGACCGTATCAAGGCCGCGGACAGTCGTGGGCAACGTGACGTCACAATGACTGTGAATGAAGCCAGGGACTTACATGCGGATATTACAAAATTGCTGTTGATTGCTGAAGAATTGCGTCAACAAAACCAAGCCAATACAGCCCCTACTGTTGATATTGAGGTACAAGGCGGTTCATTCTAAGTTGATATTTCTGTGATAAATAATCATGGGAGTTTATTATGAGCCGACCTCGACCGAAAGTCTTAACTGAGATAACAGATAAAAAATCGTACTTGACACAACAGGTACTGGAAGCCACGGGAATTTATGCAATTTTCTACCAAGGCACGCCCATTAACTTAAAGACCATGAATCGCCTGGTACAATATCCAGGACCAAAATATCGCAAAAGCAGTTTCAGCAATCCCGGACATGCCATAAACTTGGCCAAAAAATTAAACACACAATTCAAAACAGACGAATTCAGTGTGGTGCTATTAAAACAAGGGGAGATAGTATTCCCCAATGCAAAGAAATAAACACGAAATTGTACAACATGTATTGAGTCTCATTCCTGAGTCTCATCGCATCCCCGAGGCCGATGCATTTAAAACATGGTACCAAAACATTCGTGAGTCGGGTGGCTTGCGACTGAGCCGTGTGGGCTACCAAACTTTTCAAGCCGTGGGCATACAAAACTGGCCAGTTGAGCTTCAAGACATCAAGCGTTATGTTACTCCACCTATGTTATTGGATTTAGATCGCAAAATGAAATATCCATATTATATTGATTATCGAAACAAACGCATGATTATGTTTTCCAGCCGCGATGCCATGATGGCAACATTATATGGTGATTTAGCAACTTGGTTAAAGAATCAATAATCAACTATAATTGACTATAATCCACTATAATATTATCGGAGATTATCAATAATATTATTGATAATCCAGCTTAATCCAGCATCTATTCCAGTGTGTTGTTAAAAAACAACAAAAATCTGGTTGACCAGAATTGCAAGATCGGTTATAATACTAGTATGGAAATTAAAAAAGCAACCCGAAAAAAACGTGCAGATCGCACTCATATCATTTACCGTATTGAGAGCGGTACAGACTTCTACATTGGTGTTACAGCCAAGACAGAAAGTACTGTTTTGAAGAGTGTAAAAACACGTATCAACAAGCACATCTATCGCTCACGTAGCGAAGACAAAAGCTGGGCCTTGTACGAAGCAATTCGTGAGCGTGGCACTGACGCTTTTCAGTTCCGTATTGTTGCAGTTGTGCGTGGCAAAACCGAAGCCCACACCGCAGAACGTGCTCTGATTCGTGAACTCCGCCCTAACTTGAACACTGATGTACGTGGTGTTGTTTAAATGCAACACTAGATTCTGGTTGACCAGAATTGGGTAATTTCGTATAATAGAAGTATAGTAAGAAACAAGGAGCACTAAATGAAACTCACTACAGCAATCACAGTATTACAAAAAGATGCAAACTTTTTGGGCATGCCTTTCTTGGACTTTTTGAAGTTTGTTAAAACAAACCCCCTGGCTCAAACTCAAAAAACTATGGAAGCTTTTCGTGTTTTTGAGGCAGAAGCCACTGCATTTTTTGCCTAAATCTGGTTGACCAGAATTGGCAGATCTAGTATAATATACACATACACAAACAAAACAGGAGCCGCAGATGACTACAGAATTCAAATCATGGGACGAGTTGACTCAGTTGGAACAAGCCCAAGCTACCTTTTGGGACATGTACAAGGACGCTTACGGTTTCCGTCCCCGTGGTATCGACACCTCTACCTGGACTCTGGAACAGTTTGATGCAGAGTTTGAAGGACTCGGTGTAGCGATCGATACGGCCGAACAAGAACGCAAAACAGCCGAAGCCAAGGCTACAGAAGCATTTGAGCGCCGTGTGGCTGAATTACTTAACACTGGCGCTAAAGATTACGAAATGGCCATGCGTTGGATCCACGAAGCTGAAGACACCAACGGTGACAATGATTACCTGGCTTGGACACTGGGCTTGCCCTATCAATATTTCCGCAAAGCGGCTTAAGGAGACACAATGATTAAAGAACAAACACAATCCGGTTATTACGACGAACGTCATGGCGGACCGTACGATCGCGGCACAGCTGACAGCTATTACGGTCGCGACTATATGCCGCATTACTTTGTGAGAGACACTCACCGTAGTCCTAGAATTGACATGGCACAAATGACTGACGCAGAGATTGCGGCCTACGCCACAGGCTATCGTAACAACGAAGCTACCGGCGACAAGAAGGAGTGGTAATGACTAAAGGAACTTGTCCAGTTTGCAACGGCACCAAACAGTTGCCGTTGACTGAAGACGAAAAACGCTACAGCTGGAACCGTGATCGCACACATCGTGACTGCCATAACTGTGGTGGACAATACATGATGAGCCGTGCAAGCGGTGAAGTAAGGTTGAATTCAGATGGAGTGCCTTGCACACATTCTTACACCAGTTCCAATGATGGTAGGTGCTTGACTGGATATAAGTGTGTGCATTGTGGTGACCGTTATCAGATTGATTCTGGTGATTGATGCATTGACCAGAAATTCAAGATTTTGTATAATACATTATTAACAAGGAGTAGAACATGAGCAAAATGAGCGACTTAACACTTGAGATTTCAGACATGCTGGAAGCAGGTTACTTGCCTGTAACTGTGGCACGTATTTTGGAAATCCCCATTACTTGGGTGTACGAAACTGCTGACACTGAGACTGTTGGTGAGGACATCACAGAAGAACTCAGTCCATTCCAAACTGTTAACTCTTAAGGAACTGCTATGACCATGCCTGCTGGACGTTATTACATTGGTGACTTGTGCTATGTCATGCATGACGAATGGGACGAGGCATGTAGTCTGTTCTTCCCTACCTACCAAAGTGGTCGTGGGGTAGAAGGCGAGTTCCAACTACGGGACGGTCGTTGGTTTGCCAGCTTTGGCACAGCCTACGGCGATGGCGAATACTACAACAACATGGGCACCAGTCATTGTGTGGACTCTGGATCAATTGGTTGCATACGTGTGGCGGACATTCGCGATGACACCTATGGCAATATTGAATCTTTGGGTTCTATTGTAGAATTCAAGGAACCGTTTGAAGTTGAAAAAGTAGGCCGCGGCTTGCTTCGATTTGGGCATGTGGAAATTGAAACAGATCCTGTATATGACGAAGAATATTAACAAGTTAGTCGACAATGGCCGGGTGGCAGTATTGTACTCGCCGGGCTTTGGTGCTGGGTGGAGCACTTGGAACAAAGGAGTGCCAGATCTTGTGTTTGATCCTGCTATTGTAAAATTTGTAGAGGATGAACAATGGGCAGAGCTAACCACTTATGTCACGCTCAAGTACCCAGGTATCTACACTGGTGGCATGAAAGAACTAGCAGTGGCATGGTTACCTGTGGGTACTGAGTTTCGAATTGGCGAATACGACGGTGCAGAAAACATTGAAGTGAAAGAAGAAACTGGTTGGATAACAGCATGAATAGAAAACGCAAAAACATACCAACTGACGAGATCATCAAACAACTACGTGAGAGGTATGAGGACATGACCGAAGAAGAAAGAATCGAATTTGAACGTGTTATGGCAGAACCAGACGAACGATTTAGACTCATGATGGAAAGACATGACAAACAAATTGCGGACTACTATGTTCGTCGTATTAAATCAGGGGCGGATGCCATGTATTACCTCAAAAAATTTCAACTAAAGAAGTAGTAGACTTAAAATCCAAACCTATATTATAATACTTGTATTGTTTAATTAAAGAGAAACAAATGGATCTTAAGACTCTACTAAACACGCATACCGGCAAAGATGCCCATTTACACTTTTGGGAGTTGTTGGAAAAGCACGGCGGCGAACTTTTGTTTGAGGAATATGTTGCCTGCTATCTTAAGGCTACTTTACCGGGTGATACCTATTGGCTCGGTGAAGATGTTGTTCCGGCGCATATTGCACAGAAATATAGATTTGCTAATTTGCTTAAAGGTAAGCGTAGTTTAGGTGGAGATGTAATTAACATCTACCAAGACCGGGCAGTAGCATATGAATCAAAATGGTTCCACGAGAAAGAAACAATCAATCTTAAATTGGTCGCTAATAAACTTGTGGTAATACAAAACACAGCAATTGATTCATTGATTTTTACAACCAATGCCCGCAATCCCTCTGACATGGTAACAGAGTTCACCTCTGAAGTTGGGTTCATGTTTCAAGAGGAATGGATCACTGCTGAAGTATTTGACACAGTAAAAAATTATGTAAGCAAACAGGTTAAAAGAACCTACAAGCCAATGACACCACGAGATCAGTTCTTCCGTGATGCGTTAAGTGAACTCCAGGCAGACTTCAATAAAAAGTTTGCTAAAGTCGCAACTTCTAAGATTCTTACTCGAATCTTCCAACACTGGCCAGCGGCGTCTGGCAAGGGCAGTTTCCCTCGTCTGGCCTATGATATGATTTTTGAACCGGCTTGGGATTACAAAAAAGGTTGCCCGATCAATTTGGTAGTAAATCCTACACTTACTGTATTGAAAGGCAATTTGGTCAAACAAATTGAACATGATTTGGCATTAGGCAACGATAGCGTTCATGTTATCTACGCAGGCGATGTTACAAAAGCCGCAAAGGATACAGAAGAACTACAAACTATTCGTAGTCTAGCCAAAGTCTTTACTAAGAAGATTGAGTTTGTTAAATTCTTAAAACAAACAATGCATCAAACTATTTGGATTCACACTACCGTTCACAGTTATGAAAGTAACAAGTCTAATAGCAGGCTTGCTACAGTAATGCGAGCAACAAAAAGACAATTCTATTTCGGTCATATCGACGAGGTTCATCATATGATTCAGCCCGACT